GGAGAAAGATAGAATATTTATCTACGGAATACGCAACTTCATGACAATAAGTTTACATAATAGAAAACATGGTTTTATTTATGTGGTAGATAATTTTTTTGACGAAAGTTATTTTAACAATTTTAAAAATTATGTAATACAGCAAGACTACCCGCCACGAACAAATGATTATTCGGGTGAAAACAATAAACTTTATCATCATATTGTTTTAGATAAAAAAAGTGATCATTGTCAGCACACATATAAAACAATAAAAAAACATTTTGACTGTGAGGTTAAGACCGAATACGCACAATCATTTTTATTTTTAAGTTTTGGTCATGAAAAAGCAACAATACATGCAGATCCTTGTTTGTATAATTGTATGGTGTATGTGCAAGGAGAAAATATATTACAAAATGGAACATCATTTTATGTTAAAAATAAGGAAGAAAAATTTCTTTTACACAGTGTCATAGGTTTTAAAGAAAATAGAGCTGTTCTCTTTGATGGATCTATTTTACATGCATCATCTCAATACATGGATAATAGTAAACCGAGGTATATAATGACTAATTTTTTTTGGAACAGGGAGACTGAATGATATTATTAGGTCTCAGACTTTGTGAGCACGACAGTAACTTCACGTTATATAACAATGGACTACATTATTACAAACCCGAAAGAGAGTATGACATAAAACATTTTGCATATAACAATTTGTATTCTTGGCAAAGTGAAATTAAAAGAGTTTGGAATATATCAGCACATGAGGTTGATGAAATAGGTATTGTAATTGACCCTATAAAGTATGGTCTAAAAGATACAGAATTTTTTCCTGAACAATCATTTAATTTAATAGATAAAAAGGTTACGAGAGTCGATCATCATTACGCTCATGCCTTAAGTTCATGGCCTGTAATTAGTAGTTGTAATAATCATGTTGTCATAGATGGTTTTGGAGATAATAATAACACGTGGAGTATATTCAAAAATAACCGTTTAGTAGAAAGAGGTAACTACAAAAAATTTGGTTCAATAGGAATAAGCATGTCGGAAGCTGCAAATTTTTTAGGTATTAAATCTTTTAATCATATGGATCTTGCAGGTAAGCTTATGGCCTTACAAGCATTTGGCAACCAAGATAGTAAATATTTAAAATTTTTAAATAAATTTGACATGTATACAATTCATGAAATTTTTAATTTTGCACATTATGTAGATTTTATAGGCGATGAATATGTAGCTTATTTAAAAAAACTAGATTGGATTAAAACTGTGCATGATTATTTAGGCGAGGTAATTTTAAATTTTTTTAAAATACATTTTAAAAAAAATGATTGGATTTCTTACACTGGAGGAGTTGCTTTAAACATTATATGGAATTCTAAATTAAAAAATTATTTTAAAAATTTACAGATACCTCCTCATTGTGCAGATGAGGGTTTAAGTATTGGCATTGTAGAACATTTAAGAATAAAAAATAAATTACAAAAGGTATCTTTTACTAATTATCCATTTGTACAGTCGGATCAAAAACCTAAAAATAGTGCAAAAGAAGTTACTATAGAACAAGTTGCTAATTATTTACAAGAGGGAAAAGTTGTAGCTTGGTATCAAAATTATGGTGAGATAGGGCCCAGGGCATTAGGTAACAGGTCGTTATTAATTAACCCAATGATTGACAATGCAAAAAACAAAATAAATAAAATTAAACGAAGAGAAAACTATAGGCCATTTGGAGCATCTGTTTTAAAAGAACATGTAAATTTTTCTGATCCATATATGTTGTTTGCAAATTATTCCTACATATCCAGCATTGAGCATATTGATCAAACAAGCAGAGTTCAAACCGTTGAAGAAAATACTGGGTTGTTTAGAAAACTTTTAGAAAAATTTTATGAAAAAACAAATTGTCCTTATTTATTAAATACAAGTTTAAATATAAACGGCAGACCAATTATTGGAAACGTAAAAAAACTACAAAATTACTTTAACAATTCTGACATAGATATTTTAGTTATTGGAGATGAAATTTGGAAGAAATAATTTTAAAAAAAATTAGTGTTTTTAAAACATCTATCAATAAACATTTGCTTGAAACAATAAAAAGTTTTGTAGAAGATAATAAAAATATATTTAATCATAAATCATGGGATTGCGAAAACAAAACATCTTTTAATATTTATAAAAATATTTTGTATGAGGTACCAGAGTTTGATTATATAAGAAAAGAAGTACAAAAAAAGATAGAGGAAGTAATTTTCATTAATCATAATAAAAACATACCTTTTTTAATAAACGAGTCATGGATCAACATAATGCAACAAAACAGTTATCAAGAATTTCACAATCATAGGACAAGAACAGGTGCTGGTGTTTTATACATTTCGGATGATAATTCACCAATAGAGTTTACAATATTTCCTGAAGATACCAGAAAAAGTATTAAACCTAAAAAAGCTGATTTAATATTATTTGATGCAACAACATTTCATAGAGTTTATGAATCAGATAAACAAAGAATATCTTTAGCTTTTAATTTTACTATAAATGTCTGATTTACATATTTTAGATGGGGGAGTAGGTAAACATATTATGTTTACTTCTCTACTTCAAAAACTTTACGAAAAAAATAATAAAAAATTAATTGTTAATTCAGCTTATCCAGAAATTTTTAATTACTCACCGTACGTTGCAGATTCAAGAATTATTGTTAATGAAGTTTTCTTTGACACTTATTATAATTATTTTAGACACTATGATAATATTTTTTACAATGACCCTTATAAAAGTGATTTTTTAAAAGGAGAAAAACATGTTTTACAAAAATGGTCTGAAATGTATGAAATAAAATTAAATAGTTATAGACCTAATTTTAGTATTAATACTGATAGAGAAAGTGAATTATTACCTCATATAAAAAAAATAAACAAATTTGTTTTATTACAATTTACAGGTGGTCAAGGAATGTTATCAAATCAATATGATAAAAATAACTTTGGAAGAAATTATAAGTATGGTCAGGATCTAATATATTTATTACAAGAACAGTTTCCCACACATCTTTTTATTGTATTTGGTCATGATAATGAAAGACCAGCTTATGTTGGTGAAACAAAGTTTAACGATCAAGGTGGATCACCATTATTTAAAAATAGAGAAGATTTTATGATTTTGTCGAAACACTGTGATTTTTTTATAACCATAGACAGTGCTTTGCACCATATGTGCGCTAATCAAAGTTTTAATAAAAAAGGTATAGTGTTGTGGGGCACAACTAAACCAGAAATATTTGGGTATTCAGATCTTACAAATATGGTATCAGAATATCCGTATTGCGTAGAAATAGAACCAAAAAAAATAGTAGATGAGGTGAGTAATATATGAACAAAATTTTTATTGGCACTCCTTGTTATGGGGGCATGATTACAGCAGATTATTTTAAAAGTTGCATGCAACTTGTAGCTTTAGCTGCTACAAAAAAAATAGAATTACAGTTTGGAACAATTGGAAATGAATCACTAATAACTAGAGCTCGTAACACTCTAGTGCAATTATTTATGGACGGTGACTACACTCATTTATTATTTATAGACGCTGATTTAGCTTTCAATCCAGAGGCAGTAATAAGAATGCTTGATTACGACAAAGATATCGTGACGGGTATATATCCTAGAAAAACTATTGATTGGATAAAAGTAAAGAAGAGGCTTAGAGAAAATCCCGACATGTCTGAAGATGAGTTGCTTGCAGCTTCGTTACAATATAATTTAAATGTAAAGGATCCTGACAAAATACTATTACAAAATGGTTTTATAGAAGTTATGGATGGGCCTACAGGATTTATGTTAATCAAAAGAAACGTATTTACAAGAATGGCAAAGGTATATCCAGAGTTAAAGTTTGTGCCTGACCAACATATCAATCAATCTCATGATAAAGAATTTGACTATCACAAAACATCTAATTGGAATTACACTTTTTTTGATACGATGATAGAACCACAAACTAAAAGATATCTTTCAGAAGACTATGCTTTCTGTCGTTTATGGCAAAATATGGGCGGTAAAATATACGCTGATATTCTATCTGGTATGACACATTATGGTAATTATGCTTTCAAAGGCAATGTTGGAACACAATTTAAGGGGGCAAAATGAATTTTAAATATGTTTCAGATAATATTATTGTTTGTCCTAATTTTGTACCTCCACATATAGAACAGCAGCTACGAATAGAATTAATGAATAACAGAGGTAATTTTTCAGCGCCTATGTGGTTCAGCTCTGACAGAAAATATAAGTACAATAGCCTTGGCAAAGATTGTGGAGGTGTAGATTATTGGATAAGAGGTGAAGATAAACCAAAAAATAACGAGACAATAATGTCATTAGATCATTGGTTTTTTCATCAAGGTTTTTTTGAATTTTTAAAAGAAGACGGTAAACAAACGGTTTTTGATTTTTTACAGAAACAAAAAACATACATGATACATGTCATAAGCTACAATAATGGTGGATATTATGGCTGGCATCAAGACTCAGAATTTTTTACTTTCAACTTAATACTTAGCGATCCTGCATTAACAGGGGGTGATTTACTATTTAGAGATGGCCAAAAAATTATAGAAATACCCAATGAAAACAACTACATGGTGGTCTTTCCAAAATACATAAATCACGCTATAACACCGATATTATCTAAAGACGGAAAAGATGTTTCTTTTCCACAGCAAAGATTTAGTATACAATATTGGGTGAAATGCAGTTAGTAGATTTAAAATTTAAACCAGGGGTAGATAAGCAAGACACCGCCTATTCCGCTGGTGATCAACGTAAATATGTCGACTCTGATTTTGTGAGATTTCACTATGGTAAGCCAGAAAGGTGGGGTGGGTGGATAAATTTACCAAATCCAAATGTTACGGTGGTTGGTGCTGTTAGAGATACACACTCTTGGATAGGATTAGATGGCACAAGATATTTGGCTTTGGGATCAGATAGAAAACTATATATTTTTTCTGAAGGTAAAGTTTATGACATTACACCCATTAGGAGAACAGCTAGTCTTACAAATCCTTTTGCTACATCGAGTGGCTCTGCTACGGTAACAGTTACTGATGCTGGACATCTAGCTGAGGTAGGTGCGTTCGTTACTTTTGATAATGGCTCTGCTACGAACGTGGTAGATGGTATAGATTTTAATGCTGAGTTTGAAATTTTAACTGTGCCAAGCAGTAATACCTATACAATAAATGCTGGGACAAACGCATCTGGCACTACAGCTGCAGGGGGTGGTTCTACCGATGCGAGTTATCAAATAAATCCTGGTCCGACATCATCCACGTATGGATACGGTTGGGGCACTGAAACTTGGGGTGCGAGCACTTGGGATACACCAAGATCTTCATCTAGCGTTGTTGTAGAGGGTAGAAACTGGTCACTTGATAATTTTGGTGAAGATCTAATTGCAACAGTTTTAAATGGTGGCACGTTTATTTGGGATACCTCTGGTGGCTTAGGAGCAAGAGCCACAGCATTGTCTAATGCTCCAACTGCATCTAGATTTAGCCTTGTTTCTACGGATACAAGACACCTAATGATATTTGGAACTGAAACAACAATTGGCAATACAGCAACACAAGACGATTTATTATTTAGATTTTCAGATAGAGAAGATGCAACGGATTACACTCCTGTTGCTACAAACGAGGCTGGATCTTTGAGAATAACAGACGGGTCAAGAATTGTTGGCGCTGTAAAATCTGCAGGTCAAATATTAGTTTGGACAGACACATCATTACACGGTATTCAATTTGTTGGTACACCTTTTACATTTGGTCTTAGACAACTCGGTGCTAACGCTGGTTTAATAGCTCAACATGCTGCCATAGAGGTAAACGGAGTTGCCTATTGGATGTCAGACAATGCATTCTATCTCTTTGATGGTGTTGTAAAAAAGATGCCTTGCTCTGTTCAAGATTACGTATTTGATGACTTAAGTTACACAAATAAAAATGATATTGCTGTGGGTTTAAACACAGCTTTTAATGAAATAATTTGGTATTACGCATCAGCTAATGCCACTCAAATAGACAGAGCTGTTGCTTACAACTATTTAGAAAACACTTGGTACACAATAAATTTAGCTAGAACTACTTGGCTTGGTGCTTATGTTTATGAAAAACCAATAGCCACAGAATATAGTTCGTCCGCAACTGCTAATGCTACAAGCATACTAGGTTTGACTGCTGGGGCCTCATCTATTTTCGAGCATGAAACTGGTAATAATCAAGCGGATGGATCAGCTATTACAGCATTTTTAGAAACAGGATCTGTTGAGATAGCAGATGGAGATCAGTTAATGTCAGTAAGTAAATTAGTTCCAGATTTTGACAATCTAGCAAACACAATGACAGCACAATTAACTTTAGAACAATATCCTCAATCAGCAGCTAATGTGACAACCAGTGGCACTATAACTAGTACCACAGAAAAAATTAGCGTAAGAGGTAGAGGCAGGGCTGTTAAAATTAGATATACAACAAATAGTGTTGATGATACACCTTGGAGACTTGGCTCACAGAAACTGCAAATAAGACCTGATGGAAGAAGATAATGGCTAAAATAAATATAACTAGATTACCAAACGCTACGCAAGAATACGATGCAAGTCAGTTTGATCAAATGATTAGATTACTAGAACAAATAGTTTTTTTACTTAATACAAACTTTCAACAAGATATAAGAGAAGAATCAGAATCGGAGACATTTTTCCTTGGCTAATACATTTAAAAGCGCAATGGTTGATATTACAACTACAGATTTAACAACGCTGTTAACGGTGCCAACAGCTAATCCTGGTGCAACACCACCTGTGCCTCCTACAACTGATGTTATAAAATCTATTTTAATTTGTAATGATTCAGGAAGCACTACACTAGTAGATTTAGAGGTGGTTAGATCGTCTGCCACCTTCGAATTATTTAAAGCTAAAAGTGTGGCAACTAACACCACAACAGAATTATTATCTCAGCCCCTTGTTTTGCAAGAGTCTGATGTTCTAA